GTATGAATAGTGGAGAGTTGTGGGTAGTTGCTGGCAGACCTGGGATGGGAAAAACAGCCTATTTCTGTAATGCAATGTTAAAGCAAGGAGCGTCTAATATACCCTTACTAATGTTCTCATTAGAAATGAAAAAAGGGCCGTTAGTAGAGCGTATGTTAGCGATAGAAACAGGCATCTCCTCTAATGATATGCGAATGGGTATGCTTAACCAAGAGAAGATAGACGCTCTTTCTGACAAGATTAAAGAGATTAAAGACTATCCCATACATATCGACTCTAATTACTTTAGTGACATTAACTATATAGTTACTACTGCGAGAAGATATAAAGCACTCCATGGAATTGAGGTAATTTACTTAGATTACTTGCAGTTGTTGGCAGAAAGAACCTCAGATGCTACAAATGAAATTGGTAGAATTACTAGAGCTTTAAAGTTGTTAGCAAATGACATAGATGTTTCAATAGTTATGGGTAGTCAGTTGTCGAGAGGTGTTGAGGCGAGGCCAGATAAAAGACCTCAGCTACAAGATTTAAGACAATCTGGTAATATTGAAGAGGATGCAGACATTGTACTAGGTTTATATCGTGATGTATTGTATAATAAGAAAACTTCTGATAAAGATTTACTAGAACTACTTTTATTAAAGCATCGTAACGGGCCGACTGGTATGTTGCCAGTAGGATTTGAACAAGAATTAACAAGGATGAGAGATAGATTATGAAAAAGATTTTGGTTTGGTTTTTTAGAGCGGTTGGGGTTTCTTTTGCGCCTTTTTTGTTCTTAGGCGGGAAAATAATTCATTATATAGATGATACTTGGGGGGATATTGGGGTTTATGTTTTGTTTGCCACTCTTCAAATGGTTTATTGGGTCTTGATTATAGACGCTATTTTTATAAGGGAAATAATTAAATGACAAATAACAGAAAACGTAAGGGTTCTCAATGGGAGAGAGATGCGGTAAACATTCTCTCTAATCTCATTGAGAAGAGTAAATGGAAAAAACTACCTACAAGTGGGGCTATGGGTACGGTATTAGGGGAGCCTCTGTTAACTGGTGACATTACAGGTGAGGTAGAGGGTTTCCCTTTAAAATTCAAAGTAGAGTGCAAGGTTGGTTATAGTGCCTCACCAGACAGAGAGATTAAATCGTTCATTATTCAGAAAGAGTGGTTTGATAAGATTGAGGAAGAATCAGATGCCGCTAATGCAATTCCATTTGTAATGGGTAAGTTTGATAATGTGAGAGCTGGCGTGAAGAATTTCGTGGCTATGGATACAAAAGTATTTGCTGAAATAATGAATTATATCACAGATTTAACAAAAGAATTGGAGTTGGTATATGAGAAAAGCGAAGCTAAGTCCAGAAAAGATGCTTGAGGTGATCTCATATTACACTAAGATTCCTCTAGATTCTTTAGATAAGTTAGCCATCTTTGCCACAGCAGACCTAGTAGCTAGGGGATTAACGAATAAACAAGTGGCGATAGTTTTAGGTATAGACGAGGAAGGTGTATTAGAAGATTTATCGGCATTATCAGAATTCAAGGGGTTTTGTTATGATAACGTGATTAACCCTAATTTTGTATATGATAGGTTCGGCGGTCACAAAGACCAGTTTGTTTTATCAATGATGACAAAAGTCGATGAAATTGATGCTTTACAATTGTATGATTTCATGGTAGAATATAAGAAATTAAAAAAGGAGCTTGACGAAATTTATGGAATTACCTGATTTTGAGGATATGCAGAAAGTTGTAGAGGAGATACTTAGTTTATCTTTGTTCAAGGCTGGTCTAGAGCTTGATATCAAGGTCGCTGAGTCAGATGTATTTAAACGGGCTACTGTAGAAGAGGCTTATTTTCAGAATGGAAAACCCCCCTCGGCTACTTATATTGAGAATACCTATAAGTATCCTGGTTTAGATGGTGAAATTACTGAAAAGAGACGGCAGTTGGGCGATACCTCCGCTAGACTGGAATATCAAAAAAATAAACTGGATTTGATGAAAACTTTAGTTGAAATTTGGCGCTCTGAGCAAGCTAATAACAGAGTTAGTGTGTCTGTATGACAATCAATCTATCGGCCTCTTTAATTAAGGATTATTTAACCTGTCACGCTAGGGCTGGTTATAGGCTTAGTCATAGGGAAGAGGCTGTACCTTCTATTGAGATGGCTATTGGCTCAGCAGTACACGAGGCGCTAGAAAAAGCCCACCTGCCTAAGAAACAAGCAGTAGCGTCTTTGAAGAATATCTATAGAAATTTCAGTATTTTTGAGGATAAAGACATTCTTAAAGCAAACTCATTTATTGATAGTTTTTATGATATGTTTCCAGAAGATTTCTTCTCAGAAAGTGACAAAGTAGAGCAGTACTTTAAACTGCCGTATGGTAAAGAGGTGTTTCTTACAGGTAGAATTGATAGAATTCACGATGGCGTAGTTTTTGACTGGAAGACTTCTAAGAACCCGCCCCTAGACGTAAATCGTGACCCTCAGTTTATCCTTTACTATATTGCATATAACAAGATGTTTAAAGAACGGCCTAAGAGTGTCGCTTACGTGGCCCTAAAGCAGAAAAGAGTTTATTATTACAAGGCGATTGCGCCTATCGTTACCGAATTTGAAGAGAAGATTATACCAGAAATTACTGCAAATCTACGTAGTGGAAAGTTAGCTAGAACAGGTCTATTTGGGTATAAAGCGTGTGATTACTGCTCTTTCAAAGAACTTTGTTGGTCGCAGTTAGGATATTAATATGAGCGATAGCTGGTATGTAGAAACCCTTCTTAGAAATAGAGATATTATCAGGTCTGACATTGTTGAGTATGAACAGGTCTATGAAGATACTGTTGTGTTTACTGACTTTGACAACGAGGATTATAACAATATGCTCTTAGTAGAAAGAACATTGAAAAACCTCATAGAAAATAACCAGCTTTCAAGAAAAGAGGCTATAATTATAAATGAGGTTTTAACTCACAAATCCCTTTCTCAGATAGAGCGAGAAACAGGAATGACTCGTGCTACAGTGGCAAAGTTTTTCGAGGGAGTTTGCGACAGAATTGCCTTTATTTTGGGTGGATGTTTCACAGACGAGGGTTACTTAGAAATGTTAGCATTAAAACATAACTTAAACTCTGCACAGGTGGAGAAAGCAAGAACCTATATGAACTCAAATAAACGCTATTATTCACTAAAAAAGGAGGCTTAAACCTTGAATCAAGACCTGTTTGATGAGTGCTTAGCACATTATTTAAGTAAGTTTACTTTAGGCAAAAGTTGGGGAAAACTGGCAGATGAGTTTGAGTACCCTGACGGCGAAGTTTTAAGACAGGATTTTAAGAGAGAGCGAAAACGCCGAGGCGTACCTGCCAGAGGAGAGTTACCAAAAGCAATCGTACCGACAAACTGTAAGATATTACTCTATGATATAGAAACCACGCCCATTTTAGCACTAGTTTGGGACATCTGGAATCAGAACATCAACACAGAGGCTATTTTACAAGACTGGCATATTATTTCTTGGGGTGCAAAGTGGTTATTTGACCCAGATACAATGTCAGATGTACTTACACCAAAGGAGGCACTAGCACACGACGATAGAAGAATTACAAAAAGTTTTTGGGATTTACTAGAAGAGGCGGATGTAGTGATTGGGCATAACTCAAATGGGTTCGATAATAAACGGATCAATACGAGATTTTTATACCATGGACTACCCCCCGCCCATACCTATCAATCTATTGATACTTTGTCTGAGGCTAGAAGAATCTTTGACATTACTAGTAATAAGCTAGACTATATCAATAAATACTTAGGTCTCCAACGAAAAACCCACACCAACTTTGAACTTTGGTTGAGAGTGTGGAAGGGTGACCCAGAGGCCTTAAAAGAAATGGGTGAATATAATAAAGATGATGTGTATATCCTTGAAGACCTGTTTCTAAGACTAAGACCCTTTATAAAAGGTGTCGCCAACTTAAATCTTTGGGATGAAGAGTATGTATCAGTTTGTCCTAGTTGTGGTAGTTCTGATCTAAACTGGAAGGTAAGGCCTCATTATACAACTGTAAGTAGATATCCCGCATTTAGATGTAACACTTGCGGAGCCGTTGGTCGAAGTAAAAAGACCGATTTAGACTTAGAGAAAAGAAGAACTGTTGTTCGCTAGAAAGGAGTAAATATGGACGAAGAGATTGTCGGTAGAGAGGTGCATGTAATAACCTATCTCAATAAGAAATCAGATGGGTTTTGGTCTGCCAAGGTGGTGATTAAAAATCGAAGAACTACTGACGGAGAGGAATGGGCTGAAAAAAGTATTGTAATGGAGGCACTAGACCTCAATATGGATGCGGCGTTAGGTTCTGCTAATTCTTCGATAATGGGTTACCTTCAGACAGTTAATTATGACTTGTTTTCAGAAGGTGAGGAAGATGTCGAAGATAACAGTTCAAAAAATTAAAAACCTAAACACACTTGTAATTAAGCAGAAAGAGGGTAGATTCTTTATATCTACTGATGACTCTATTATTATCTCTATTGACTCGTTTTCCTTTCTGTTAAAGTTCTTAGTTCAGAGTGGATATTTGTCTAAAAAGGTGCTAGAATCAATACTACAGGAGGTCAACGATGCCGACTAGCGA